TATCAAGCGGTGGTGGCATGCCAAGGTCTATACTCCTGATGGGATGGTGATGATAGGGTCACTCCGTGAGGAGTTGAAGAAGCCACTGATGGAGGCAGAGGTACGCTACCCATACAAGGGCCTAGACGATATGACCTTTGGTATCAGACCGACAGAGCTGGTGACAATCTGTTCTGGGTCTGGGCTAGGTAAGTCTACGTTCATGCGTGAGCTAGTGTTCTCCATTGCCGCACAAACCAACGAGAGGATAGGTCTAGCCTTCTTGGAAGAGACACCTAACCGTACTGCCCGTGGACTAGTAGGTCTACAGATCAACAAGCCGATACACTTACCCGGATGTGATTACGCCCCAGATGAGGTAGAGCATGTATTCGAGACGCTTGATCTAGATGACCGTGTTGTCCTATGGGATTCGTTTGGTTCTAATGCAATCGAGAATGTGTTGGCTAGGTTTAGGTATCAAGTAAAAGTACTAGGTGTTAGGTACATCATCCTCGATCACATATCCATACTGGTATCGGATCAGGCCAATGGTGATGAACGTAAAGCCATTGACGAGATCATGACCAAGCTACGTATGTTCTGTCAGGAGATGGAGATATGTATGTTTGTTGTTAGTCACTTACGAAGACCAGAAGGAAAAGGACATGAGGATGGAGCAGTTACTAGTTTGGGTCAGTTACGCGGTAGCGCTTCAATTGCTCAGCTTTCTGATATTGTACTTGGCTTAGAGCGTAATGCCCAAGCAGACGACGAGATGGTACGTAACACAACAGGAATACGAGTACTCAAGAATAGATTCAGTGGTATGACTGGACCTGCTTGCTCTGTCCTGTACAATAAGAACACGGGTAGACTTACGGAGATCATAGAGTGAGATGTATAGCTTGCAACAAGGTACTAAACGATTTCGAGTTGACACGTAAGTTCAGTAACTCAGGAGAGTTTGTTGACTTATGTAGCGGCTGTGGTAAATTCTTAGTGGAGGATGAGATTACTATCGAAGGTAACTTAGACTACGCACACTTAGCAGATGTAGAGGAGTTGTATGATGTCGAAGATGGGACAATGGATTATCACTCAGGAACAGAATATGGAGAGGAGGACTTATGGTAGAGAACTCACAGAACGGGAGCAGATGGACCTTGCCTACTACGAATATAGTGTTCTTGGATATCGAGACAGATGGTCTCCAACCGACGGTAATTCACTGCGTGGTAACGAAGAGGCCAAACGAGGATCACTTGATCCATACCTCTAGCGAATCATTATGGGAAGAACTGTCAGGAGGTGGTTGTGTATGTGGTCACAACTACATAGGGTATGATGGACCTGCGCTGAAAAAGCTTTGGGGAGTAGAGATACATCCTGATCGTGTGTTAGATACATTGGTAATGTCAAGACTTTTCTATCCTGACATACAAGGAGGACACAGCTTGGATCAGTGGGGTACCCGTCTTGGTTGTGCTAAGGGTAGTCACGATGACTGGACTAAGCTTACAACGGAGATGATCAAGTACTGTATGCAGGACGTTACTGTTACTGAGTTGCTGTACTCAAAGCTTAACGAGCAGCTACAAGCGTTTGGTTTCTCTGACACCAGCGTATGGTTAGAGCATTCAGTAGCACACATATGTCATGAGCAGGAGCAGAATGGATTCATGTTCAACAAGACAGGAGGAGAACTGTTATCTAGAAAGCTGGATACTAAGATGTCTGGTATCGAAGCTAAGTTGCAGACAGTGTTTCCACCTGTACCTGAGGAGCAGAGGTATCACAAGACAACAGGTAAGCCACTGCCTTTGAAGTATCAACACTTCAATGTAGGGTCACGTCAACAAATAGCTGAGAGGCTGGAGCAGAAGGGTGCTAAGTGGAAGCAGAAGACACCATCGGGTAAACCAAAGGTGGATGAATCTACTCTGAAGAAGAACCTACACATACCTGAAGCCAAGATGGTGCTTGAGTTCTTGTTGTTACAAAAACGATATTCTCAGGTTATATCTTGGAATAAGGCAGTAGAAGGAGGACGAATACATGGGAGGATTAAACATATTGGGGCTGTTACAGGACGTATGGCGCACTCTAGTCCTAACCTTGCACAAGTCCCTGCTGTCACTGCGGAGTATGGTACTGAATGCCGTAGCCTGTTCTGCGTACCTGACAACCGTGTGCTTGTTGGCGCTGATGCTAGTGGTCTTGAGTTGCGTATGCTTGCCCATTATATGGACGATGATGATTACACGAAGGAGATACTAGAAGGAGATATACACACAGCAAATCAACTAGCGGCTGGACTAGAGACTAGACCTCAAGCTAAGACATTCATCTATGCTTTTCTGTACGGTGCAGGGAATGCAAAGATAGGTGCGATAGTAGGAGGGTCAGCACACAAGGGTGAACAACTCAAAGGAAAGTTCTTAAAGAACACTCCTGCGCTGGCTGATCTACGAGAGAGGATAACGACACAGGGTGAGGAGGGATTCCTTGATGGTCTTGATGGTAGAAGACTACGAGTACGTTCTGCTCACGCTGCGTTAAACACACTACTGCAAGGAGCCGGAGCCGTCGTGATGAAGCAAGCAGTCATTCATCTGTACGAGCTACTCGACGGTATCGACTTCAAGCTAGTAGCCCAAGTCCACGATGAGTGGCAAATAGAGTGCCGACCTGAGGATGCTGAACACGTAGGTAAGTGTGCTGTACAGGCAATCATTCAGGCTGGTGAAACCTTCAACCTTAACTGCCCACTAGATGGTGAGTATCGTATCGGTAACAATTGGGCCGAAACGCATTAGCACAATCTACAAAAGTGTGGTATAATATTAGTTGTTAAATTAACTGGAGTTAATTCTATGAGCGATGCAAACATCAACATCAAATGTGAACTGTACTGGCCTAACCTGACTCGCAAGAATCAGTTGGCGAATAAGTACACAGTTGACCTAGCTCTTCTGTCTGACGAGGCTGTTACTGCTCTTGAAGACATGGGGCTGAAGGTTAACAACAAGGGTGACGAGCGGGGTTACTACATTACCTGTAAGTCAAACAACAAGTATCGTGCATTCCATCCTGATGGTAATGAGATCCTTATCGCTGACCGCACACCTCTTGACGAGGAAGACGATCCTCAGATGGGGGTAACGGTAGCTAATGGTTCTAAGGCTAAGTGCCTTGTTAGCTTTTACGATTGGGAGTACATGAAGAAGAAGGGACGTTCACCTACTCTTCGACGCATGATCATCTCTGATCTGGTTGAGTATGTACCAGAGATGGATATGGACGTAGCTTTGTGATCTTAATCGACGGCGACATGCTGGTGTATCGTGTAGGCTTTGCCTGTGATGAGGAGCCAGAGAGGATAGCTATTCAAACTATGAGTAACTACATCTCTGAGATTATCTCTGATCTGTCTGAGCACTACACTGAGCATCAGGTGTACCTTACAGGGAGCAGTAACTTCAGAACAGAGGTTGCTGTTTCCCAACCCTACAAAGGTAGCCGTCCTGCACGTAAGCCTGTTCACAAAGACTTACTCCGTGAGTACATGTTAGATACATGGAAAGCGGAACTCTCTGACAACATGGAGGCTGATGACTGTATAGCTATCAAGTCTACTGAGTTAGAACATAAGTCTATTATCTGTTCTTTGGACAAAGACTTCTTACAAGTACCCACAAAGATATACGACTACACCAAGAAGATCATGAAGGAAGTTGACGAACGCTCTGCAACAGAGTGGCTGTACCGTCAAGCTCTGATGGGTGATCGAGTAGACAACATACCGGGTATACATGGAGTAGGACCAAAGAAAGCAGAGAAGGCACTGGCTGACTGGGAAACAGAGAGAGAGCTATATGAGCGATGTCTTAAGTTATACGAGGAGAACGAACTCGACGCTGATAGATTGTATGAGAGCCTTCAGTTGTTATACCTTCTTAGATCTGCCGATGATCGTTATAGGATACCTGATGAAGTTTGACAGTAACCTAGAAAAGAAACTCTATGCACAGATGAAGAGATGTACTTATCATCCTGCTAAAAGAATCGAGTACATTATTCCTAAGAAGTACGAACCAGACTTCTGTTACAACACTGAAGGTTGGATGACGTACATCGAAGTAAAAGGTAGATTCAGAACTAGAGAGGAAGCCCGTAAGTATGTAGAAGTACGTAAGGCTTTAGGTAAGTATGAAGATCTTGTATTTGTATTTCAGAATCCTAACACACCAATGCCGGGATCGAGGCGACGTAAAGACGGTAGTCGTTATCGCATGAGAGATTGGGCAGAGAAGAATGGGTTTGATTGGTACACACCAACTACCCTACCAAAGGAGTGGCTATGACTAGACACTTAGTAATACCTGACACGCAAGTAAAGCCTAACAGTGATTGGAACCACATGTACTGGGCTGGACGCTATGCTGCCGCAACTAAACCTGACGTTATCATTCATCTGGGGGATCACTGGGACATGCCAAGTCTCAGTAGCTATGACGTTGGGAAGAAGTCGTTCGAGGGTAGACGTTACGTCAACGACATAGAAGCAGGTAACATGGCAATGGAGGCTTTCCTTTATCCTATACGTAACGAGCAGAAACGATTACGCAAAGGTAAGAGACGTACATGGAAGCCTCGCATGGTGTTCCTCTTAGGTAATCACGAGTACAGAATAGAACGTGCTATTGAGTCTGACTCTAAGTTAGATGGTCTTATGTCATACGATGACTTTTATCTTAATGACTGGGAGATAGTTCCATTCTTACAACCCATCATCATTGATGGTATTGCCTACTGTCACTACTTCACTAGCGGTGTCATGGGTCGTCCTGTTACTACTGCAAAGGTTATGCTTCAAAAGAAGTACATGTCCTGCGTCATGGGTCACGTACAAGATCGGGACATAGCCTATGCACGTAAAGCTGATGGTAGTAACATCACCGGGTTGTTTGCTGGTATCTTTTACAACCACAACGAGGAGTACTTGAACCCTCAAACAAACGGTAGCTGGTCTGGTATCTGGATGTTCAACGAGGTAAACAACGGATCCTTTGACGAGTTACCAATTAGTATGAACTACCTCAGGAGAAAGTATGGATGACGTTCGACGAGTTGTTAGAGCACGTTGCCGAACACTACGATGAGGTAACAATAATGGAAGCTTTAGAGATAACGTCAGATGATCTAGTAGAAAGATTTGCTGATAGAATGTTAGAGAAAATTTATAAGTTTAAGGAGATGGAGTGAGCATAGATAATGCAACACCTAAAGAATGGGACGACTCACGTAAGAGACAAGTGGGCGGAAAACATTACGCACGTTATAATATTCAACCTATCGATTTTATTATCGACAATAACCTTGATTGGTGTGAAGCTAATGTTGTAAAGTACATCACACGCTGGCGTGACAAGAACGGTCTTGAGGATCTACGTAAAGCCATGCACTACATACAACTACTAATTGACAGAGAGGTACAATCTTGATGGATGCCTATCAACAATACATTCACAAGTCCCGCTACGCTCGTTACCTGCCAGAGGAACAGCGCCGTGAGACATGGGAAGAAACAGTAAACAGGTACCTAGATTATTGGGTAGACCGTGTAGAACTTAATGAGTTCGATCAAGCAGAGATCTTCCAATCTATCCACGAGCTAGATGTTATGCCTAGCATGAGAGCGTTGATGACTGCTGGTGATGCTCTTGACCGTGACAACGTAGCTGGCTTCAACTGTAGCTACCTACCTATCGATCACCCTAAAGCGTTTGATGAGATGATGTACGTGCTTATGTGCGGTACAGGCGTAGGCTTCTCTGTTGAACGACAGTACGTAACTAAACTACCAGAAGTAGCAGAGGAGTTTCATGACACCGATACCGTTATACACGTCGCTGACAGCAAAATTGGATGGGCTAAAGCATATCGAGAACTTATCAGCTTGCTCTATTCAGGTCAGCTTCCAAAGTGGGACATCAGTGGAGTACGACCT